AGCACTGGAAACAGAGCTAAGGAATATAAGGGATAAGCAACAGGAGCATGGTAACAGGATAGCGCAGGGCGTTATGTTGTCGGTCTTGTTTAGTTTGTTTATTACCACTGCAGCTACGTTATGGGCTGCAAAGATCGCAGTTCAACTACCACAACAGACTAACTACATCAGATGAACATCATGGAATGTTGTTATTATGGCGCCATGGATCGTCAGCCTATGCCGGAATGGGTGCTAACTGCGCTAGCTGGCGTGGTTGTGCTGATTGCTGGCCAGCTGTTGGCGGACTGGGCAGAGCAGGAGGCGATCAGGGGCGATGTCGAGCGGCTGCAAACAGACATGAACCAGACGCAGCAGACGATCATCCGTATCTACGAACTGATCCCGAACCTTAAGAGATGACCTGGATTACTGCGGCCCTACTGGCTGGCTACATCGGCATCTGTGAATACCGCGCCCCGTCGCCGTGGGTGGCATGTGAGAGCCGTTGGAACTGGGCGCTAGGTGTGCTGGTGCCGTCTCCGGTGCAGGGTGCCGCCAACATGGCGCAGCGGCTGATCAATCGCCGCCGTCGCCCTGAGGATGACCAGCCATGACGAGCCGATCGGAAACGATCCTGAACGGTGCCTACCTGATCCTGCAGGCTGGCCTGACCGGTGCCGCGGCGGCTGGTGTTTACCGCGATCGAGGCGAGGCCGTAGCACGTGGCGAGATGCCAGCGGTTGCGATCGACTGGAACAACGAAACCGACAACCCGACCACAAACCGGACGCTCACTACCACGATGAGCCTACAGGTTGACATCCTGATTGATGGCGCCCCGCTGATCCAACTGGCCGATCCGATCCGTGTAGCAATCAATACCCTGCTAATGGCAGAGGCAACAGGTGTCCCGAGCCTGCCCGGTGTGATCGGCATCATGCCAACAGGCAGGCAGGCGGATCGAGTGTCGGGCGAACTGGGAGTATTGAGGTGCAGCTATGCTGTGACGTATCAGACCTATCAGCTCGACATCAGCAATGGGCTTACCTAAGGCGCCGCCGCCGATGCCTCCTGTCCCTACCGAACCGGGGGAGTATCGGCTTTCTGCCGACGGTAAAGCGTGGGATCTCGATTGTCCGGCCGCGGCGCCGGTCTGCGCTGCTGAGCCTGTCGCGTCTGCCTCTCCTGCCCTCCTTCCCCCTGGTGATCTCTAATGGCCCTGTTTCGTAAGATTTGGATCATGGCTAAGGCCGAAACCACCTATGGGGTCTCGGCATCTGCTGCCGGTGCTGATTATCTGGTCGCACTGGCGGATGCCAGCATCACACCCCTAGCGGCCGAGAGTGTCGAGCGGTCAATCCTAAATCCCTCGTTTGGCTCCACTCTGTCGCCGCTGATCGCGCAACGCAAGGTGGAGTTTAGTATTCCGTGCGAGCTGACCGGGTCCGGCATCGCTGGCACTGCTCCTAAGTTCAGCAATCTGCTGCTGTCGTCAGGAATGAACCTGACGACCGTATCAAGCACTAGCAACACCTACAACCTGATAACATCTGAAACGCCAGGATCGTCTGAAGTGATCTACGCCCTTGATGGCCAACGTCATCAGGCGTTAGGTGCTAGGGGTGGTTTCGAGCTGAGCTTCACCAGCGGTGAGGTGCCTAGTATTACCTTTAACCATACCGCGATCTATACCGAACCGACTAACGCTGCCAACCCAACGCCAACGATTAGCAATCAAGCGGCGCCGCTGGTATTTGATGCAGCCAATAGCCCTACCGTAACGATCGGTGGTGTCGCTATGTGCATGGCATCAGCCACAATCACAGTGGAGCCTGAACTATTCTTCCGTGATTATGCAGGGTGCACTAAGGAGGTGCAGATTATCAACCATACCGTTAGCGGTACGGTGACCGTCGTCAGACCCACTGATCTGGCAACATTCAATCCCTATGCGCTGTGCACCGCCGGCACCCGCCAGGCGATCACCTGGACGCATGGCACCGTGGCTGGTAACCGGGTGATCCCTAACGTTCCCTATGCCGTGTTCGGCCCTCCTAGTGAGGTAGACCTTGACGGTACGATCGGCCTTGAATTGCCGTTTACGGCAATGAATAGCGCGATCGGCGTAACCGATGCTTTGACCCTTGCTTTTACCTGATCTATGACTTTCAAACTTAGCAACGCCACTAGCTACGAATGGCCCGTCGCTGGTGAGATCGCGGGAGTGCGGTTCAGTTTCAAGGGGCAGTTTGCCTTCCTGAGGCAGGAACGCATCGAGGAACTCACGCAGCAGCTAGCACGGCGCCAGCGGTTGCTTGAGGTCGGACAGGACGATCCTGATCTCTCCGGCGTCCATGCCAGGGCGGTGGCTGCTGAGGTGCTGGTCGGCTGGTCTGGTGTCACCGATGACGACGGCGAGGCCGTGCCGTTCAGTCCCGCCACCCTGGAGCAGATGTTGCAGATGCAGGGTGTCGCTATTGCGATTAGCAACGCGTGGGCGGAGAGTCTGCAGGGAGCCCGCCAGGGAAACTCCGGCAGGCCGCGCGGCATTGGCTAGGGGCTGGCGCGGTCGGGATTAGCGAGGAAGAACGCCAGCGGCTGGAGCAGGAGGCCGCGATGATGGGCATTCCTGCAGCAGTGGCCAATCAAGCCCTAGGGGCTGCTGCTCCTAGGGAATGTCTGGTGTGGCCTGAGAACTGGCCTGCGGTATGCCTATTTCTGTCGGTGCAGACGCAATGGCGTTCTGGTCCTAATGGCCTGATCGGCCTGGACTATGGGGCGGTGCTGAGCGTGGCTAGACTGAACAGAACGCCACGGCTCCGGGAGACAATGGCAGATCTACAGGTGATCGAGACCACGATTCTGGAGCACATTAACAGAAAGGGGAAGCGCTGAGATGGCCATGAATATGGACGCGATGCTGAGGATCACCGCACGGGCAACGGGCGGTGAACAGGTGCAAGCGCTAGGCAAGAAGATCCAGCAGGTGGAGGGGGTAACGAAGCGGCTAACTAGCGCTAGTGGATTGTTGGGCGGTGCGCTGGGTGCCCTGGCTCCAGTGGCCACGATTGGCGGTATAGGTGCGCTGGTTCAAAAGACCATAGCGGCTGGTGATGCAATGTACGATATGAGCCAACGAACGGGCGTAAGTGTAGAAGCACTGGCGCGATTCAAGAAGGCCGCGGCGACCAGTGGCACAGACATCGATGCCGTGAGTAAAGCACTGGGCAAGCTCAGCAAAGGGATGTACGAAGCAGCGCAAAGCGGCAAGGGTCCAACTGCTGAGGCATTGAAGGCGCTAGGGATTAGCGCTACAGATGCAGCAGGCAAGCTGAAGACTGCTGATCAAGTAACGCTAGAGATTTCTAATAAGTTTAAGGCAATGCCTGACGGCGTAGAGAAGACAGCGCTGGCAATGCAGCTGTTCGGTAAGGCCGGAGCAGAGATGATCCCAATGCTCAATATGGGCGGGGATGCGATTGATAAGTTAAGCGTCAAGATGACAACAGCCTTTGCACAGAAGGCAGATGAGTATAACGACAAGCTCACTACCCTTTCGGGTAAGGTCGGCGGGTTGGCGGCTGGTCTTACCATTGCCCTGTTGCCTGCCCTCGATGCCGTGGTAACAGGTCTCACGGCGGTAGTGGATCTGTTCTCCAAGTTGCCCGAGCCGATGCAGACGGTAATCGGGCTTGCAGTGGGTCTAGGGATCGCGCTAAAGGCGCTGGAGTTTGCGGGCCTGGCTGGCCTGGCCCCTGCATTGTTCAGCTCGCTTAGCGGCTTGCTGGCATGGATGAGCGCAACCTTCCTGCCTGCAATGGTCGCGTTTTTCTCTGGCCCGGTTGGTTGGACCGTGCTAGCCATTGCTGCTGTTGTTGCTATGGCTTATGCGTTCCGTGAGCCGATCCTGGAATTCTTAGGATGGGTTGGGGAACAGCTGATGGCCTTGGGGGTTAAAATCGTTAAATGGCTGTCGCAGCTTCCAGACTGGCTAGCAACTGTTCCCGATGCAATCAGCTCTGTCATCACTACAGCATGGGACTTCCTAGGGGAGCAGTTTACAACACTCGAAACCATGGCCGGCGACCTGTTAGCGCGGATTGTTGACGTCTTAAAGGATGGAATCACAACTGCCTGGCAGTGGGTAGGTGATCGCTTTAACGATATGGGCAAGATGATTAAAGGTCTATACGATGGTGCCGTATCGTTGTTCGGCAAGCTCGGTGATGCAATCCAGGCGCCATTTAAATCAGCGATTGACTGGATACGCGGCGCATTGAATAGCCTCCTGCGATCAGCAGGGAACGCCGTAAACTCGTTCGTTGCTGGAGTGAACCAGCTAATCGCTGGGGTCAATCGCGCCGCGTCACTTGTCAACCTACCGCAGCTGCCGTACCTGCCGCAGGTCAATATCCCGCAGTTCGCTACTGGTGCTTACGTCACCGGGCCAACGGTGGCGCAGGTTGGCGAGGGTGGCCAGCCTGAGTATGTCATCCGTGCTGATCGGATGGCCGCGGCCTCTCAGGCATTCCTGCAGGGTGCCAGGGGGGTAGATGTGGTGAACGGTAAAGTACCTGGCGGCGGCGGCGGGCGTACCGCGGTCTACGTTCAGAATACCGGACCGATCCTGCAGCAATCAGACGGCAGCCAATGGGCACGAATTGAGGATGTAGCGCAGATCGCTCAGGCCGTCGCGATCATGGCATCAGGGAGGCGCTAACGATGGCAGTTGGGCAGGCTGCATTCCTCGACCTATACGATGGCGCGGCGGTCGTCACTCGTTGGCAGGACCACTGGATTGGCGAGGTTGTGACCTGGGAGGGGCAATCCTGGAGCTACCGGCAGTTCGACTGGGCAGGGATCACCAGCGGCCAGCTGACGGGCCAGCAGGGGACGATCACGGTACCGCGCACGCCATCAATGCTGCAGCTCCAGTGGCAGGCACTGGCAGGGGCGTGGCAGGTTCGGTTAAGGGTCTACCAGTATGACGAGGCCCTAGGGTTGGCTGGGCCGTATTCGCTGCAGCAGTTGGTAGGTAGCGCCAGGGGGCAGATCACTGGCGCTACCGGCAGCCTGGAGACCACCACCTGGAGCATTGGCGCAGCCGTAGAATCAGCAGCAGTGCAGACGCTACCGCTGGTTGCAACGTCTAGCCTGATCGGTATCCCGTGCCAGCTATGAACGAACCGCAATATATCAAAGGCGTTTCACTGCAACCTAATGGCGTAAAGGTCGATTACTTCAGTGATCAACAGGTCGGCTTGCTAAGAAAGTCTGATCCTAAGAAGTACGATGAGATCGTAAAAGCCACTGCAATCAATCGCGCTGCAATCGCCGGTTACCTAAGCAGGCTGCAATCTGGAACGCAGAGCACGCAATCCGGCCGGCCAGTCGAGCGTGTGGTAGCCAGGCCGGAATCAATCCTGAACGACCCGCAGCAGTCAATGGCGATCGGTGATCCCATCCCTGTTGTATTTTGCCGCCGCCGCAATAGTGCAGGTGGTGTGCTCGTCCGACCGCTGGCGACTGAAAGCCGGTTCGAGAATACCAGCACTCGGATCATCAGTTACTACCACTGTGTCCTAGGACAGGGGCGAATTACCAGCCCGCAGATTCGGGACTTCCGCCATGGTGCGATCAGGACCGGCACGTTCTCAGCGAACTACAACCAGCGGGCCGGTAGCTGGCTGCCAGGCGTGGCCAGTACCACGCAGTCGTATCAGCTGCCGCGGTTCCCGGCGATCTGCGGCGGCGGTGGTGCCTACCGCGGCCTGACCACGCTCGAATATAGGGTAGAGACGCTGCCAGGTACGGAGGACTGGCGGATCGGCGCCAATGTGTTCATCCGCGATGGGATGCAGATTGATCGCGGGCGGATCGTGGATTCTGTCGTCGGGCCATCGGATAACGTGGTTGATCTGATCCGCTGGCAGCTCGATCAGTCTGGCCTGGTGCCGGCTGATATGATCGACACTGACAGCCTGGCGATTGCAGCGCGATTCACTGATCTATATCAGCTGCTATTCAATGGGGAGATTCGAGATGCTGAGGATCTACCAGCCTGGCTAGAGAGGACGTTGCCATATTTCCTGCTACGGGAAACGGAGGCAGGCGGGCGGTTTGGATTGCGGCCACTGCTACCGCTGAAGTCAAACTATACAATCAACACTGACCCACTGAC